AAACCAGGAATCAATGCAGCGGCAATTGCAAGTGGTTTTGCAATTAATAATTTTGTCAGACCAGAAGCAATTCCACCTATTGTTCTCTTAATTAATGCAAATCCAGCACGAATTGCAAGTAATCCGCCCCCAACAATTCCCAAATTTTTGATAATATTAAATTTAATATCGTTGAATAATTTTGTATTTCCTTCTTCAGATGCTTTTATTGCCTGAACAACTTGATTTGTTAACCATCCACCAAACAAAATTCCAAGAGCAGCACCTATTTTTCCAAAAGTATCATTTACTTGAGGAACTAATCTCTGAACAGGTTCAACAATTGCATTTTGTATTTTTTGCTCTACTTCACTTTCTTTTCCAATTCTTACCTGTCTTTCAGTTAAAATTCTTTGTTTTTCTTGATCTTGTCTAATTTTACTCTGATCTTCAACAGCATCTTGTTGAAGAAGAAGAGCAATGGTAGAAAGTCCAGTTCCTAATTTTGCAATATCTACTCGCAATCCTTGAAGAGAAGAATTAAATCCCAAAAAGGCCTGTTCTTGTCCTTGGGATAACCTAGCAGATTGTTCTTCGTCTTCTTTTCTTTTATTTTCTACTGCTAGTAATCTATTTTGAAAAACAGATGCATCTATTGTAGATTTTTTTAACAGTGCATTTCTTGCTTCCTGAGACAAAATAGACCCTGCAGATGGATCAACACCTGTTCTTCCAACTTTTTCAGAGTCTAATTCATCCATTTGTACTATTTTTTAAGTTTTCCTCTTCAATATACTGTTTGAGAAGAGAAATATAAATTTCCCGTTCCCAAGGTATCATATTTTCTATTTCCGTCAATGAATATTTATGATGCTGAATAAGAGAAAAATTTGTTCTATAATATGACTCAAGACTTTCATGAGCCATTCCTAGGCGAAAAAACTTGACAATCCCTCCAATACTACTTCACTTTCTACATTGGTATTTGGATTTTTAATTTTAAAAGTATGAGAAAGTTTTGGCATTGTTATAAAGAAATTTTCAACTTCCTTAAACTGTTTTGAACTCAACTGCTCAATAAATTCTGCTAGTTCTTTTTGAGTGCAATCTGTTGCAGACCATGATTCTTCTTCATTATATACTTGTTCCATACAAGAAACAATCAAATCAAATGTATCATTGACACTCAAATTAATTTGATTTCCAAAATTAGCTTTAATAAATTCATTCATTGATGGATATCTCATTCTTAAAGTAAGATTATCATCAAGTTTAATATCTCTAGAATGTTCTTTTTTAAATTCAACTTGAATATCATCAAGATTAATACTAACCGGAACTTGTGTTACTTCATCATCTGGACAAGTAATCAATACATCAACAGTTTCACCAACTGATTTTCCACGAATATTTAAGAACAAGTATTCAATATCAAATGTTGCTAATTGTTCTACTTTGATTCCTTTAGTAAGAATACAATTATTAATTACAGTCTTAACAGCATTGGCAATTTGCTTAGGATCTTCACTTTCCATAGCAATAATCAAAACTTTTTCTTCTTTTACAAGAAAGGGGCGATATTTAATTTCTTTCTTGAGAGATGGAATTTCTAAAGTGTATGAAGGAGTCGCAATACTAGGTAATGGCATTTTTCACTTACAAATAAGATAAAATTATTTATCTACTATTCTTAGGACCATAAAGAGACTCTGCCAAAGATTGTCCTGCTGGAAATAATTCTACACCATTTGATGGGATTGATCCTGGAGACCTTGGAACCAATCTTGGTTGTGGTTGTGTAGTTGGTTGTGGTCTTGGTTGATTAGAAAGTTTATCATTATCTCTATCTACAATATAATCAAAACTATAAGACTTACCAATTACATAACGATCAATTTTAAATGTTGCTTGTATTTTCATAATGTCAGATTGTCCATAAGAAACAGGTATTGATGCAATATTATATGGATATAATCCAATAAAAGTATATTCCAATTCTCTTCTATAATCCCTATCAAATTTTATAATCTTAGTTCTATTCGATTTATAATATTTTGGATATTGCATACGAATAAAATATCCTTCATCAACATTACTATTAATTGGCAAATTAGTACCATCAATTGGTTCTGATGCTCCACTAGCAATAAATTCCATCCAATGCTCTAAAAACTTCAAAGTATTGTAATTATTATCTACATAAAATTCAAAACTTATATCTTGATATTGTCTACGATGAGCAAAAGTTTCGGTAATACCAATATAATTATTATCAATATTTACTGTTGCAATTTGTGTGGTTGGAAGAACAGCATTAAAGCATAATAATCCAGCGTCTTCAGCAATAAATCTTGAAGATATTCCTCTTCTTCTTAAATAATAAATTAACTCGTTTGGAAGTCCCCCAAACTTAACTTCATAATGCGAAGTTTGAGCAAGATTTGTAAATAGTGGTCGAATATCAGATATTCTGCGGGGAAATGCCACTCTAAATACCTTATACGAGCGTTATATTATTAAGTATTTAGATGTCATATAAAGGAAAATATCAACCATCTTTTCCAAAAAAATATAATGGTGATTCCACAAACATTATATACAGATCTTTATGGGAAAGAAAGTTTTGTGTGTATTGTGATTTAAATGAAAACATAATTGAGTGGCAAAGTGAAGAAAAATGCATTCCCTATCGATCTCCAGTGGACGGAAAAATTCACAGATACTTTCCTGACTTTCTTATTAAAGTCAAAGAACCTAATGGAAATATCAAAAAATATATGATTGAAATTAAACCTTCAAAACAAACAGTTCCTCCACCCAAACCCAAAAGACAGACAAAAAAATACATTGCTGAGGTTTATGAATACGCTAAAAATCAATCAAAGTGGGAAGCAGCAAGAGAGTGGTGTGCTGATCGTGGATATGAATTTAAGGTAATTACCGAGCACGAATTGGGAATTAAGTAATGGCACTCACAGGATACGAAAAAAGATTAGAAGATTATACTAAAGAAGAATTAGTTCAAATTGCTCAAAAATATACTGTATACTACACAACAGCAACTGGTCAAGGTAGAATTAGTGGATATCAAAGATTAAATAAAACTCAATTAATCAGTCTGATTAAAAATGATTCTAATTATATTGAGGCTAATCCAAAAGCACCAAGAAGAATTGATGGAAAGATACGAACAAATCGTTTTAAAGATTTTAAATTAAATACAACGAATGCGGATAGATTAATGAATGAAATATTATCAAGATTGGACGGAAGTGAAGTATCTTTTCCAACTCAAGGAAGATATTATACTTTCATTTATTATGCAAAGACACCGGGAATTCTTTACGATAGATATCCATTAATCAAAGCAGGAGGTCCGTTACCAAAAGGATTTCTTGGTTTTAATTATCATCTTGGAAAAATTAGACAATATAATACTGAAGATGGTGATAGATTGGTTAGTGGTTTATATGAACTAAGTCAGAAAGAATTTGAAACTTTACAACATGTTCCTTATAGAAAATTAATTCAAAATTAACAATAAATAGTTAAAAAAAAAATAAATGGCAGAAATATTAAGGTATCCTCAAAATAATATTGGTCCGCAAGACGATTACTTTAAAATTCAAGTCCTAGAATATAAAGCTCCAGGATTGAATTTAACTGGAGGATTTGCTTTAAGAACAACAGAAGAAACATTGCGTCAAACCGGAAGCATTAAAACTTCATTGGCAACTATTATTTTGCCAATGCCAGCGACAATTCAAGATAATAATGCTGCTGATTGGCAATCCGGTACAATGAATCCAATTACTGCTGGACTTGCTGCTGGAGCAAATGCATCTGTTTTAAGCAACAATGTGGCGGCATCACTTGGACAATCTATTAATAAGTTACTTCAAAATATAGGATCTGTTGCTTCAACTGGAGAAGGGCAATCAGCAATTGCTGCAGGGACTGCAGCAGCTGCAATTCAAGCAGCATTAGGGCAAGGAAATATTAATCAAATTATTTCAAGAGCAACAGGGCAAGTATTTAATGAAAATGTAGAATTGTTATTTAATGGTGTTACAATGCGTCCTGCATTTAATTTTACATTTGATATGGTTCCAAGATCCAGAGAAGAATCTCAAACAATTAAAACGATCATCAGAACTTTTAAAAAAAATATGACTCCTCAAAAAGGAACTCCAGAAGTAAATGGTGGAGGACTTTTTATCAAAGCACCTAATGTTTTTAAATTAGAGTATATGAGTGGTGGAAAATCACATCCATTTTTACACAGATTTAAACCATGTGCATTAACACAAATGAGTGTAAATTATAATGGATCTTCACAGTATGCAACTTATTCTGATGCTACTCCAGTTCATATGCAAATGACTTTACAATTTCAAGAGTTGTCACCAATTTATGCTGAAGATTATGATCAATCTCTAGAAGGAACTCTAGGAGTTGGATACTGATGACTTACTTTAGAGAACTTCCAAATTTACAATATCAATCATTTTTATCAGATTCAAAATCATCTGACCAATATTTAACTGTTAAAAACTTATTTCGTAGAGTAAAACTTCGTGATGATTTACAAAATGTGTTTACTATCTTTGACAAATATCAAATTACAGATGGTGCTAGACCAGATACAGTTGCAGAAGAAATTTATGGCAGTTCTCAATATGATTGGGTTGTAATTGTATCCGCCGGAATTACAAGACTGAGAGATGAATGGCCATTATCAGATAAGCAAATCTATGATTATGCAGAGTCAATTTATGGAAGTGACCTAAATGGAATTCATCATTATGAAACTAAAGAAGTCAAAGACCCAGAAGACCGTTTAATTCTCCCTGCAGGTCAAGTTGTTGATGAAGACTTTAAAGTTTATTATACTTACGATGGAAATCTTTATACAAATGACGCAACAGTACTTGGAGAAAACGTCATTCGTATATCAGACCCAATCGTAGGTATAAGTAATTACGAGTATGAAGTTAGAAAGAACAATGATAAAAGAGGTATCTACGTATTAAAACCAAGATACCTACAACAAGTTATTAACGATACAAGAAAAGCGATGATTTATGATAGATCATCGCAGTATGTAAATGATAAATTAATTAAAACGGAAAATACGAAGGTTTCAATTCCATTTTAAAGGAGGAGATTTCTCTCCTCCATAATTAGAAATTACTCTGCCAATTTTGCAAAATATGCAAGAGTATCAGAGTCATCATCTTCATCATCCTCAACTACAGCAGCGCGACGAGTGGGTTGAAGATTATTGAGTTCGCTACGAAGGTCATCATCAAGATCTCTTGCAGAACCACGAGAATACTCTTCCTCATTCTCAACTTCTTCATCAAGACGGACAGAAGTCTTTGCGCCAAGCACCGAATCAAGGCGCTTCTTCAGTTCTTCATAAGTCTTGAATTGGTCAGGAGCAACGAATTCAGTCAGAGAATACTGCTTCTTCCAGATTGCCTCCATTGCATCATCATCGTCCAGAAGAGCGCCAGGAGTCGCAAACTCACTGGAATCATAGTTACGATAACCAGCAACACTCTTTGCCTTCAGTTTGAAGTTTGCACCCTGCCAGAAGTCAAAGGCATTAATCGGAGTTTCATCCTCATATTCGGGTTGCATTGCTTCCATAATCTTAT